CGGCTTGTCCAATAAAGTCCGCAAGCCCCTCCATGATTGCCTTGATACGTGGAATAACTTGGTTGATTAGTCCCTCGCCCTCTTTCTCACCAAAAAGCGATGATGTAAGACCCTTCATGGCTTTTTTCAGGTCACCGCCGCCTGCTATAGCCGTCAATACATTTTTCCATGCCGACTTGGTTGCAGTTGCAGACCCCTCAATTGTGGTCATCGCCTCTTTTGCGGTTGTCCCTGCTATGCCCTGTTCTTCCTGTACGGTCTGGATTGCCTCAACGATGTCTGCAAACGAGTCAACGGTAAGGTCAGCGTTCTTGCCCTGTGCCTTGCGGTACTTGTTTGCATCCTTAATCAGACGCTCCATCTCACTTTTCGTACCACCATACCCAAGCTTCAAGTTGTCGAGCATGGTATAGTTCTGCTTTGCGAAGCCTTGATAAGCGTTTTTTACGTTCTCAATATCGCCGCCGAACGTATTTACATTGTCAGACATTGAACGCATGGCGATATCAGCAACATCTGCCGCCTTTGCCGTATCACCGCCAAGAGAAGAGATCAGTGATGCGGAAAAACTGGTTGCGGTTTCCATGTATTCGTTAGCAGACATACCTGCAGTTTTATACGCATTCTCTGCATACTTCATTACCTGCTTCGATGCCTGCTCTCCGAACAGTTTCTGTACGCCGCCTGACAACTGCTCATACTCCGCATACCCTTCAAGAGCCGTCTTTCCGATGACCGTAACAGCCGCCGTTGCCGCCGCACCTATAGCACCGAATGCAAGACCGCCGACTTTGCCGATCTTGCTAAGACCGCCCATAATCTTGCCGCCCCATCCAGAACTCTTGTCTGCATTATCGGCTATTTCGGACACTTGCTTCTCATACTCGGAAGAGTCAAGGGTGATTTTAGCGACTAAATCAAAAACATCCATTGTCACCCTCCTGATAGTTTTTTCAATTTGTCCTTTATGTTATCTACAACTTGTGCCGCATCCTTTTTATCCTGTTTCTCGTCATGCGGCTTGTCGTTTATCATGTCCTCATACCGCATCTGCATCTCTTTGCCGCCGAACATCTTTGCGGTGTTTGATACAATCGCCATCAGCGCATCTGTTACATATATGCGGTACAGCTTTTCCTGCTTCTTTCTTCGGAAAAAGGCTATGCAATAGTCAATCACATAGCCTTTTCCATAAGTGTTTATGTTTTGCAAGGGAATGGATGCAATTGCTTCTGTGTACTCTACTGCACCAACTGCATCAAGAACGTAAAAAAATCTCGCACCGCTTCGTCAGCCAACAGTTCATTGATTGAGAGAAGGTATTCAGAAACTGTATGATCGTCTACATTTTCAGGCTCGACAAAACAGCACAAAGCAAGCACTTCAAGCGTCTCATCAGGATGATTATCAAGCATCGAATCGAGCATATCCTTGAGGTTTCGCTGAGCCTGCTCAGCCATCATCTGCCGCTGTTTTTCTCGGACAGCATCAACCTCGTCCTGCGACATCCCTGCCTGTACCTCAGGCATACCCTCTGGCTTGCGGCGGCGAATGCTCATCACATCCGTTACGTTCAGCCATTTTTCAACGCTCTTCCTTATCCGATTCGTCTGCTTTAAGAACTCACTCGGCTTGCAGTTTGCAAGATTCTTCATTCGTTTTCCTCCCTTGTTTTGCTATCAGGTTTTTGGTGTTTCTTACGTACCTTCAACCGAATAGAACACCATCGGCACAACATCCTGCGCCGTAATGCTGACATGACCTGTCAGTTCTACAGATACCTGCCCCTTGCCGTTCTTGGTTGTCTGGATCGTAAAGCCGCCTGTTGACAGTGCGTTTTTCAACTGGATTGCCACCATACCGCCGTCTGCACGGTCACCAACCCACCAGATGTCGGTAAAATCGCTCTGATTCAGTGACGCTCTCGGCACGATCTTTGTGGCATCCGTGCCGTCAATATCTGCCGCACCAAGTGCCAGTTTGATTGATGCCGGGCTTGTGCCAAGTGATGTAAAGGACATCGTGCAAGACCATGAATCCAGATGCTTTAACTCTTTCATGTTATTGGGGCAATTATCAACATCCTCACCAAGGTCTGAGTATTCAGCAGTGCAGGATGCATTGATGCCGCCTGTGGTAGCGCAGACAATTGCGGAATCTGTCACAGTTGGATTTGCAGGGTCAAACGTGGTCAGCAGTACCCCTGCATCCATCTGCAGTTCCTTGAATGTGTCCTGTGGGATCTTTGTGAATCTCCCTGCCATTCCTTTTGCTCCTTTCTATTTATTCGGCGGTCAGAAACTCACACTGTATCTGGATATAAATCCTGCGGATCATATCATCCGAATCGTCCGACATACGCTGTGCGAACGGTGTGCCTCGTGTGATGTACATATAACCGCCGTCAATCGGTGTTATTAAGTGTCCGTATCCGATGCGCCCGGATATCTCATTCTTTTTCTCTGTGATTTCTGCCCATGATGCCGACCTGTACCAGATGCTCGCTGTCAGCGTGAGCGGATGCTCAAGGTTATCTGTCTGTACCTCATACGTGATGTATGGAAATGCAGGTGCATCACTGCCTGTAGGTACTGTCTGCTCATCATAGGCTTTTAATCCAAAACTGCTCCAAAACTGGTGAAGTGCCTGTTCTTTGTTCATGCAAGTACCCACTCCTCTGCAGTTATCTGCCGCATATCAAGTCCTGCGCTTGCAGGCGTGTATGAATCATCGCCGTCAGATGTGACCCTGAACACCTTGCCATCACGTACCCTGCGGAATACATCGTGGTACTCAAGCATATTCGCCCTTGATATCGTGACGGTGTACAGGCTCGATACGCCCTCTTTCGCCGCCCTTCTTGCTTCAATGGATGACGCAAAGACAATAGCCGCCTGAAAGTGCGCACCCTCTTCCCATGTTCTGGTATAGCCGCCCATGCCGTCATCAACGGTTCTCTTGTCAAGCATCACGCATTCTTCCATCGCTTCAGTAAGCAGACTCATCTGATTTTCCTCCACTTGTTGAGCCATGACCCGAACTGCGCTTTCCAAGGCTCTAAAACCGCCCCAGAACCGCCCGAAAGCGAACCCTTAAGAGAATAGCTGTATCCCCCGAAAGATTCGCTCTGATACGGTTTCTGCAGGTCTGCGCCGTACTTCTCAACCCATGCGTTTATCTCATCAAGTTTCATGATGACTTCTCTAGGCACTGCCATTGCCCATACCGCACCGTTAAAGGTTTCGTCATTCAGTTCCGTTGCAGGGTGCTGATGCACGCCGTCATTAAAGACAGAGCCAACGATTCTGAAATACTGACCGCTCTGCAAAGAACCATCCGAAACCATGTCTGCGAGGTTAATAGCACCGTCTTTGATGGTAAAAGTGCCGTGGTAGATGGAGGTTGCAAACCAGTTTTTAAGTTCTTTGCAGAGATCGGTCAGTGTAATCATGCTTTCTTCCTCGTTCGTTTCGGTTTTTCCGCTACTTCTGCGGATTTTTCCGCATCCATGCGGATTACAGGTGTGCCAAGCAGGTTTGTGTCACCTGCAAGGTACTCAATGCGCCCCTTGTCAGGTTTATAGCCATCTCTGGGGTACATATCGCCCACCGCATAGTGCTTGTTGTTATCAGCCAAGTCATAAAACTCAGTGATTACTCTGTACATTGTTCACCCCTGCGCTTATGCGCTTCGATCAAGTGCTAGATACCGTGATTTTGGCGATGCCATCCAGATACTCTGCCCACAGGGTCATGCCCATCAGCGCATAAGATTCACCAACAGCGGTGTTATAGTTGCCCTGAGCATGGAAACCAATCAGGTTGGTTTCGCCCTGCGTGGTGTAATTCAGACCAAGCCGTGCAAACTCTGAATCACCCGGATCGATGTAGTACAGGTCGATATTCTCTACAGGAGTTGCCAGTACCTTGTTACGTGCGATCTGTGCCGCCGGGAGCAGGAACAGGGTGGAATATCCCATGAAATCCTTTACGTATGTCAGACCAAACTGGGTCTGTACGGTGATCTGAGCCGCTCCCAGATAATCGTAAGCGTCAAGAATGTTTGCGAATCCTACAACACTGGTAACATCCTTCTGGATGGTGGCAAACTTATCCAGAACAAGTCCCTGCGCCTTTGCCAGTGCCATCTGCCATGTGGCGGCAGTGCCTGTCAGTGACCCGGTATTGAGGAACGTGTAGAACTTGCCAAGAACCACGTTCTGAAGCTTGGTAAGGAATGCATCATCGCTCTTCTCGATTGCGATCGCCGCACCGTACTTCTCAACATCCTCGATCGGAACTGCTTTTGCATATTTCTCAATCGTGAGATCAGACTTAGCTGTCTCAACGATAGTTGCCTTGCTGTACGGAATCACCTCTCCGGGATCGACAGAACCGCTTTCAAGCGTTACATCAGCCGTATAAGATACAAGCTTTGTGCCGGGGGTCTTCCTGATCGGTCTTGAGATGCCTATAATGTTACGCAGGGCATCCCAGTTATTACCAAACCGGGTGACGAAATCCAGTTCTCTTGCATTTACAGTAGTGTACACATTGGGCAGTGAATCCCTCGGTGTGGTGAAGCTTTCAACATTTGTAACTGCCATATTTTTTATCCTTTCTGCATATTCTCGGCAATGGCTCTCTGCCGCTGTTCCGCATTCAGCAGGTAGTGACCGTGGTCATCCCTCTTGTAGATATCCTGCATAGACAGCTTGCCAGTGCTATTGCCTGTGTTAGTGGGCGGCGTGCTTGTATCCGCTCCTCTGATCGTGGTTGTCTGGATGAAATCAGACCATTCAGCCTTGGCGTTTTCCTTCGCCTTGTCCGCATCCTTGATGCCGCCCTGTTCATCCAGTTCGATTGCATCAAGGTCTGTTACCTTCATGACAGCATCAATGCGCTTATCAGATACACCGATCTCTTTAAGCAATGCACGGTATGCTTTGTCCTTGGCGGCTTTGGTCTGTGCGGCTTCTGTCTGGGTCTTAAAGGCTTTAAAGTCCTTCTCCACCTTTTCCTTTTCTTCCTTCATGGCGTTGTACTTGACCTCCCAAGCACTGCCGCCGTTCTTGCCTGCCGCATCTTTCAGCCCCTGCAGTTCGTTCTGCACATTTGGCAGTTTCTCTGCATCCGCTTTGTACTGATCTCGCTGTTCCTTTAGTGCATCAACCGTCTCGGTATGCGCTGTGATGATCTCATCAATTTTTTCATCCTCGATGCCCATTGCTTTAAGCATCCGTCTCGTTAAGCTCATTCAGACCCTCCTGTGCTTCGGTGTCGATACTTTGACATTAAGTCCTCTATTTCT